GTCCAAACCTGCTTGACCAGCTACTCCGTTTACTGAAGCTGCTCCTTGTGTTCTAATGTCAAATTGCCCTAGACTTCCCGACAATACAGATAGTTTGCTTTTTAGATTGTATAATGTATCATGTCCAGTTAAGAAATACAAATCTTGATAGTTTGCACCGTTTTCTAAAGATGCTTTAATCAAATCATCTAAGTCTGATATTTCAAGAGCTGCTGGAGTTCCTGCTGAACTGTGTTGAATCATAGCTGCTGGTTGCATCCACTCTGTAAATCCTGTTGCGCTTCTGTCTACACCATATATATCTTCAATGTTTGCATCATAGTCGCCGTCTGCTGTTACTCCTGCTGTAGAAGTAGTCATTCTGTCAAGCGATTCCATGTTGTTGTTAGCGTCATCTTGTGCAATCGTGTCAGCGTCTCCATCGTGACATGAAGCTAGTAACTGCTTGTCTAGGAAGAAAGCGTGTGCTTCTCCGTTTTCTTTTCTCAAGAAAGCTGCTAGACCTTTGATACCGTCATCTGCGTCAGATAGTAACTCTGCTCTGGTTGTTGTGTCCCAGCGAGTTGTAACTTCTTTGATGGTTGCACTCATTTCTTTGAGTTCTGGCTGGTCTGCTGTTCCTAGTGCATCGCCTTCTGCTTTACCAGCAGTGTTTGCATGTCTTTGGTACATAACTCTCCATCCAGATTGCGTCCAACCTTCTTTGTTTAGAAGCTTAAATACTTCTGACCTAGTGTTTAGCTGATTAAAAACAGATGCTCCAAACATTACATTGAAGTAATCTGAGTCGCCTGTTGTTAATTCAGTTGCGCTTTTTTCTATTCCATATCTTTTTGAGATACCTAATGTCCCGCCGTAATAAGCGTTAACATATTCCTCGAAACTTGTTTCTGTGCTCATATTTTTGTTTCCTCTCCTTTCATGTATGCAACTTCATCCAATGATTTGGAAAAGTTAAACCAATCGGTTTTTTCATTAACTGCGGGAGTGTCAATTTTCTTTGGTGCTGGAGTTTTCCTGCTACCTGAATATACGTTAATACCGTATTTCTTTAATGTTGTAAGTGATTTGTGAAGTTCATCAATAGAAGCTTTTTCTTTGTAGTCTCCTTTTTCTTCCTCTTCTTCTTCCTCTTCTTCTTCTTCTTCTTGTTTTTCTTCTTCTTCCATCTTCTCTTCTTCTTCAGCCTCTTCTTCCTCTTCTTCTTCTTCCATCTTCTCTTCTTCGTCCATCTTTTCGTCTTTCATCTCTTCAAGATAGGCCATGATTTCCTTAAGTTTTCCAAGAGTGGCTTCCATATCTTTGTATAATTCCTCTGATTTATCTAAATCAGATTCCATAACTGGCTCGTTCAAGGCTTCACTTTTTTCGGCCTCTACCATTTCTTCTGATTCGGTAGGTGCCTCATGTGTGCCTCCACAACTGCATGCGCTCATGTGTGCGTTATTCGGCACTGCCTATATAAACAATTAAAAATACTCGGGTTTGTGTGCGTTATTCTGTTTACGGCTTGAAATTTGCACGCCCTACTGCATCTCTAAGTTTGAACCCACTAGTAGTTCCGCTAGTTCCGTCTGGCCTTTTGTACGGCTTACTATATGCAGCAGGGTTTCTATACAATTCTGCACACCATGCAGCTTCATCTCTTATTACGGCTCTAGTTCCTGTAAATTTATTTCCTGATAAACCACTTAGCTTTCTTGCTGCGAGTTTACAATTAGCCATCCAAGCGCCAGGTGGTTGATTTGATGCTCCTTCTTCTTCTCTTTTAGGTTTCTTTTGTAAAAATGTACCAAACTTAATCATACGCATTATGTCATCTAAATGTTGATTTGTTTTTTTAAGCCTTTCAGTTTTTATTACTGGCGGACATTCTGCTTTACCTACTATATCTGACACATTACGTTTACTCCACATTTTACAAGACCAATATCTTGCTTTGTGCTTTGGACCTGGATTGTCACAGTTGTGTCTTGCTCTAAACTGTCTACGTTTGTCAGGGTCATCACGCTTTATATCCATGTTAGGGTCGCCAAACTTAACTTGTACTACATTTCCTTTTTCGTTTTTAACGTAAACTCCAAACTTTTTCTTATCTCCAGACAACCTTCGTGGTTTGTTAAGCTCTACTTTGCGACCTTGATACTCTGCTTTAGCAAGTCTTGAGTCGTCATGCTCTTCTATTACCTCAAATTCAAACTCTTCTACTGCACCGTCATGTGGCGCATAGTCTCCTACCATAAGTACTGGACCATCTTTGTATGCCATCCAATGATGTCCTTTTGGTGGCTTGACTTTTACTGTTTCCATTTCTTTCTTAGTAGATTTAGGATGTTCTTTTGGTAATAAATCGTAATCTGTAGTGTATTTTGCATTTGCTGGCCTACCAGAACTTAATAATTTTAAGAATGCTTTAACTCTGCCTAACGCCCATTGGTCTCTACTACTTACACTAGGCCTATGACTTGTAGAAAATGCACCTGCACCTCTACGAAATACAGCTTTCAATGCGCCTAGATTTGCTTTCTTACCTTTTGCATCTCCTACTTTCTCATTATGTTCTTTAATATAATTCTTAAGTGTCTTAATATTTGCTTCACTTAACTTGATTCCGCCACGTTGACCACTGGCTGTACCTTTTGGATTCTTATCGCTACCTCTACGTCTTTCACTTGGCTTTGCTGGCGTCTTAGGGTCGTCTGCTTTAGCTTTGTCTTGTAAACTTTTACTCCAACTGTGACCTGCATTACCGCCCATCATCTTCCACATAATTAGACCCTTACTAGGTCTTTTCTTATTTTCAAAGTTCTTACCTTGTGGGTCTACATTCTCATGCCTTCTATAATACTTGTGAATCTTCATTGCCATTGAATAACTTACATATTCTTTATTAATCAAATGTGCGTTTATTGCTTTTGTAACTTTACCGCCACCATATCCAAACTCTTTACGTAGTTCTCTACCTGTGATTGCTTCTTTTTTAACGCCTTTAGGTATCTTATATTTTTCTACTTTAGATACTATCTCATTCAGTACATCTGATTTACTGTATCTTCTTGCTTGTATGGCCCTTTCCTGCCTTATAGCTCCTGCTTTGGTATCATGGCAGCCCAGAAGCTTTCGGTCCTTTTTAGCGTACAAACAGTATTTGCCTTTTTTACGCTCTATAATTTTCTCTACCATGCCTTCTATCTCATCAAGCTTAACTTGTACGCTTTTAGATTTAGCCATTGCAACATCTGTGACTTTTGCCTCTGGGTTGGCAGGATTATCACCAACCCAAGATATGCTCCAAAGAGAAAGTTCGTTTATACGATTGTGGCAGTCGTTTTCTGATTGACAAACCTTCTCTTGTTTTGTGGCTTCACCACGTATGCTACTTGCTCCTGTTGGACCGTACTCCTTAATCTCGCCCCACACTTTGTCATGCATGCCGATTTTACTGTGTATTCCTACTCTAATCTTAACTTTACCGTCTTTTATTTTGTAAGCCAGGGGAAGTCCGATTGGCATTTCCTCATGACGGTACGAATATACGCCATAGCGCATGTAAAAATCCATAGCTTCTTTGATAGTATCTGTGGGTATCATATCGTTCTGTTTATCGACGATAGGAGCGGAGATGTATGTCTCCATTACTCTGTCATTATACCACTCAGGTCGGTAGACTTTCCAACCTGTGTTACTGTCGTCTGCCACAAATAACGCACACATGAGGCGATATAAAAAGAAAAATATTTACTCGGGTTGCAACATTACGCACACATCGTGTGCGCTATTTGGTTATCGCCTTGTTACTTTTATGTTTTTTTGTGCAGCCATAGTTAATTTTCTAGCTAATATTTTTGCAAATCTTTCAGGCAAAATACCTTTTTTTTGTGCAACTGCTCTACCTAAGAATCTACGTGGTTGTGTACCAAATGTCCATATGTTAGAAGTTACTTGCTCTTCATCTTTACCTACTCTTTTAGACCAAGGCCCTAATTTACCATCTGGTGGCCTATACCTCGGCTTACCTGCTGCGGGTCCTGTACCAAACTCCATATGTGCAGAATAAGGTAAAGCACTACCTGCTGTATATTTGTATTCATTTTGTTCAACAACGCCTCTCATACTTGACGCTAAACGGCCCGTATCTAAAGCACCACCATCTTTACCATGTGTGTCTTTTCGATAAGGCTCCATAATGTTTTTGACGGCCTTTGCTTCTATAGCATCTGCCGTATCTCTTAAACTTAAACTTAAAGTTTTTGAACAATGCTTTCCAAACTCTTGGAAAAACTTTTGAACTCGAGGCGAATTTTTAATTCTTACTCCTGTCATTTATACATTTTGACGTTTTCTATATGTTCGTCACCATACTTCTCTTTCCACTTTCTGTCTATATATTTTTGTGCTTTTTCATAGTAATCTACACGTTGCTTGCGTTGTGCTGCAAGTATAGTTTGCCTGTTTGCATTTTTCCAAGCCCTTTCTGTTTCGCACTCTTCACATAAACCGTTAGCCGCTATATGGACTGTCATTGCTCCTCTTAAACACTTCTTACATTGTTTGCTCATTTTTTTTCTTCCCGTTGCCGTGATGACCGTACTTAGCATTACATATATGTATTTTAATATGTTTTGGCATCTTACTCATACTATCCTCACTAGTTGTGTTCTTTGATTAGGGTGTAATAAAGAATGTCCTCTTAAATTCATCCTATATTTAGCCCCTACTTCTTGTTGTAACATAATTAAATCGTTTAAAAACATTCCACCTCGTGGCTGTCTTTGTGCAAGTTCCTGATGTGCAGGACATACTCTTCTATCTTTACCAATAATTAATCCATACTTAAATTGTTGCCCCATACGTTGCTCTGCTATTTTGTAGCCACGTAATCGACCCTCATTTGCTATTTGATTAATCTCTGTTCTTGCTATTCTTGTAAGCTTGTATGTCTCACCAATGCCTACCTGACGCATGTTTTGTACTATCTGCGGTATTGTGCTACCTTGCGTAATTCCTGCTATAATAGTTGCATTTAATTTTTGCACTAGTAAATTTTGAAATTGATTGTACGCATTGTACAAAGCACCTTCGTTTTTTAACATAGTCAACACATCTAAATCTTGTGGACTCATGTCTGGTGCTTTAGCTGCCGTTTTACTTATACCTTTTATTTCTCCATATGCAGAAGAATAACCATTTCTAAATGCAAAATCCATGTCATCTATAATCGCATCACGCATGCGCTTTGCTAACATAATAGCAATGTCATCTACTTGTGTGCGCAATTCGTCGTATGTTCTTACTTTTTCTAACTGTTTAAGTTCTTGTACAAGGACTCTTCGTAGTTCTCGAGCTGCCGATTCCATGTATCCAGATGTTCTTTTAGCTCCTCGGCCTCCTGCGACTCCTGTGTACTGTTTCGAAAATCCTGACGCACCACCTCTGGAGCTTGTGGCAACTGTAAATTACCGTCAGAATCTAAGTCCATCTCTACACCTACGTTCTGCATTTGTGTAATAATCTGAGCTTTTAAATTCATATTATTCAAATACTTTGTCTCATCACGTTCGTTTATATCGTTAAATCTAATCTTCCAAGTATCTATTTGCATAAGTTTTAGTAACGGTTTTAGGAATCCCATTTCTACACACTGCTGTGTCTCTCGTATAGTTCTGTCAAATATTGTAATCTGCTCGCCTTCTGAGTTAAGTCCACCTACACCTTGCATCTGTCCTACAACTAAAGGCATGACTCCATACGATGCGTTTACGTCGTTGTTAATCCTGTCCATGTAAGGCAGCATCATCAACTCATCCATGTTAGGCATAACGGGCACAAACTTCGCTGTAGTGCTTGCATCTCTGCTACTTAGTATAGGAATAAAATTAGGATTGCGTCTTGTCTCTTCTGCAATGTACTCTCCTAACCTGTTAAGCGACTCTTCATCGTGACCAGGCACATCTAAGAAACCCTTTGGTGGCCTTTCTAATCTATAGATTTTGTTTTGAAATGACTCTATGGCCAATGCTGTTTCGATTTTTTTAGAAAGACCTATAATTGGCGACTGCCCATACAACCGAGCATTCGCACTGTACTTGTTAAAATGTATAATTTCATCACGTGCAAAAGGTATCTTACCTTCCTCGCTTTCATAAAAGTAAGCCATAAATTCTAACTCTACACCTGTTTGTGGATTTACATCACCCTCCATAAACTCTCTAGTAACTGGGTCAAACTTATCTTCTTCTAAGAAACGACCGTACTCATCAACGTTAAATCGCATGTGCTTTGCATCTTCTACCCAAAGTTCCTTGACTACTTTATTTGTAACTTTACCAGAACCATCTGCAACCCTGTCATACACAATACTTACCCAGCAATCATCAAAAACTTCTAACTGTCTTATCATTGCCTTAAACAACTCTGAACCTGTCATGTCACTGCTGCCGTTAGTAGGATTGCGTAACAACCTCTCCACCATTCTACGTTGCTCTGGGTCGCCTTTGCCAATAGCGTGGTACTCCCACCCTTTGGCGACAGACTGCGAAGCTATACGAGTGATTACAGTCCTAAGATGAGAATACCTGTCAGCTAATTGTTCTAAATAAAATTGGTCTACTGGCGGCAGTATAGATTGCCTGTATGCTGTATCTGTACTCACACCAGAATATACAGGAGTTCTAGCATCTTTAGAAACTTCCATAGTTGCATCCTGTAAGAATGCATCTATGCCAGTAGTCTTTCTGACTGGCTTGCTCCTGAATCGGTCAAATATTCCCATTATAGTCTCCTCGACTCAAGGACATGACGGTGCCTGTGTATATAATCTTCGATAACAGGTTCTAACATTTTAGATACTGGCGTTTCTTTTACCTTTGCCAACGTCTTTAAATTTTGTTTTGTCTCAACAGATATTCCCCACAATTCCATTCGTGTTCCGTTGCTGGGTGAACTTGTCATCTGGAATCCCAGTGTGGCTCATTAGTATATATGTCTTTCTGTAAGGGAGATATGTCCTAATTTAAATATAATCCCATCGTGTAAAAACTAGACGTTTCTTTTCCAAAACGTGCACACATAACTCACACATCCATAGCGCCATGACTGCATCGGGCGTATGTCCTTCTAGCCTTCCATGTTTACCATAAATCAATCTACTCAAACCATCTACTAACTTTCTCATACCTGGTTTAGAACCTTCACGTGCTTCCTTGTTCCACGGTATGAAATACTTGCCCTGCTCCATAGCTAACGCAATCCTAGGAACTCCAACATCATGCTTGTGTTTTTCTCTTCCAGTGTTGTGTCCCTCGACTGGCATGCCATCTAACTCCCTTGCCGTATGTACAACCAATCTCTGATAACCGTTAGACTCAACCATAATCTTGTCAGGCTTGTACTTGTCTGCCAAACTCTTCATCGTTACAACCTGAGCCTCCAACCATCCAGCACCCTTAGCTCTAATCTTACCACTCCAACAATACAAAATTTTACGCTCTTCTGTAACTCGATTATAAGCCATAACAACATACGCAGACTCGTCATTCTGACTGTCCATACCTACGGCCAAGTCAACACCCATAGTCACAAACCAATCATCACCAGACTCAGGCAAGCCCATACTCATACCCTCTTTCAAACAAGGCTTCAAAACCTCGTAAGGTATAACTGCACTCTCTGGGTCCAATGGATTTAACATATACTCAGACTCGAAAGCCCTACTTCCCATCGTTTCTCGTTCCTTGTCAAGCCTTTCTTGATTCCAATACTCAGGCCAACGTGGAGTGCCATCCTCTAACAACGCAGGATGACGTACTGAGTTCCATTGTGTATTCTGCTCAGCCCAATCTGTAGCATCGCCAACTCTCTTCTGTGTTCCTACCAATAACATCTTTGCCTTCGGCAACCTCATCGGCATTACAACTCTCTTTATGTAGTGAATTACCTTTTCATCAGTCATATTAGGAAACTCTTGTAAAATATCATCCAAAATAATCATGTGAACGTGAGGACCTTCTAACGCTTTACCAATACTTGCAGCGTGAACCCTACTTCCATTGTTGAAATACTTAGCACCCTT